AAAGCATAAATACATCATATCCTGCTTCTTCTAATTCATCTTTTAACTTAGCAGTATTTCTTAATGAAGCTGCTGTACCATCTAATATAAATGATTCTTTACCTTCAATAGTAGCAGCTATATCACCTTTAAACTCTTTATTTGCAGCAGCCATAGATTTAGCTTGTTGGCTTCTTTCTTCTGGTGTTGCATTTTTAAGATCTAAAGTAACATTAGCTTGCTTTAACATATTAATAAAAATACTATCAATATTTAATACTTTTAAACCGCCTAAATCTAAACCTTTTAATATATACCCTTTACCAGCTCCTGGCGCTCCCGCTAATATTATAGCTTTAGGTGCATCTGCTGCTTCCCTTAATAATATACCCTCTGCTATATATTTTTTATAGTTGAAATTATCCATAATATAATTTTATTATAAATATTACGATTTTCTTTTAGCTGTAGTCTTAAATTCTGTAAATATTGGTTTATGATTTGGGTTTTCTAAATCAAATAACCTTTTTACAGTAAGAAATATATCTATATTTTCTTCTTGTGTACGTTTTGACTCATACATTTCCCATCCTTTACCTTGTATTGTATTTTCTTTAGGACCTCTTTTAGATGATTTTAACCATAAAACCCCATAACGGTCTGGCTTTTTACCATAACATTCTTCATAACATTTACCATAGACTGCTGTTTGTAAATCATAGGTTGTTTGTAAATGGTTAGAGGTTTTAAAATCAATAACCCATAATTCATCATCAATTTCGCATATCATATCACAAGTACCTGCTACTTTTAATTTATCCGAAAATATGTGTACTTCTGTTTCAATTAAAGTTGGGTTGTAAGTTTCCCAAAAATCAACAAATTTTAAAAACATTTGCCATACTTTAGGATCATACATTGGGTTACCATTTGACGATAAAAAGTTTAATTCTTTACCATTTAAGTAGTCTTCACACATTTCATGTACTTGTGTTCCCTCTTCACTTGCTTTTTTAACAATCCAATCAGCTGAGTATCCTACTTTTTTTAGCCAATCTTGAAAAAATTTACCTTTAGGATAACAACTTAATACATAAGTTATAGATGGGTAATATTCTCCATTTCTTCTATAATACCTAGAATCAGGTAAAGTTATCTGCTTTGCATCGTCACTAATTTCTAAAATCCTATTATAAGATTTTTTGATGTTCTTTTTACTCATGCCAGTTGTAATTTTTTTTCCATTAAATCATATTGTGTTAATGGAGTAGTAGTTTGAATTAATTTGGTGAAATCGTTAAATCCCATATCACTAGGGTCTTTCCCTTGAAGTTCTACCATATAAACTTCTTTTCCTTCATTTATAAACTCTTCTGCATATTTTAATGCTTTTTTTAAAGCGTCTGAGTCTAATGCTATATAAATCTTTTTAACCGTAGATGTTACTATTTTTTTCATTAAAGAACCTTGAACATTGCTCCCCAATAGAGGAATAGCATTTCTTTTAATTGCTATAGCATCAAATGGTCCTTCACATAATACTAAGGGTAAATTCCAATTAATGAATAATTCAAATGGGATTATATTTCTTGATGCTTCCGGGTTTTTGTATTTTTTATATGGTTCTTTTTCAAATGATCTTCCTGTAAAATAATTTAATTTTCCATTTTCATCATAAGATGGAATAATAATCATATTACTATAATTACCATATTCACAATATCCTAAATTATATTTTTCAACATCCCCTATTGTTATTCCTCTATTTTTTAAATAATTCCATGCTTTTTTTCCTATTAAATCCTTTGGATTAGAATTAATAGGTTTAAAATTATCTGGTAATTTTAGGTTTATTTGTTTTTCTTGGGTATTATATTCTTTTTCTTCTTCTACTAATTTATATAATTCTGTAAATTTATCTGCAGATGCTTTTAATTGTTTAAATAATGTAGATATTTTTGTTCCTTTTTTACCACATACCCAACAGTGCCATGGATTATATCCTTTTTTATTTTCGGAAAAATTAACTTCTAATTTAGGTTTAGTATGATTACAAAAAGGACAACTATAAGCTTGATTGCCCCTTGCTGTCCGCTTTCCAGTACCTAGTACCGAATTTACTAAGTTAACTAGTAGTTCATTTATCATAACCCGTAATATACGAAAGATAATTTGCTAATCAAAGTCTTTTGTGAAGAACTTTCCAAGAATATTATCATTCCAAAATTCGTCGGGTTTTTCTAATGCTTGATATACAAATAAGTATTTAGATTCATAGTAAGTTAATAATTTTTTTGTTGGGCAAGCTTTTAAAATTTGTCTTTCCCAATTTTCTTCAGGATCAGTACTTACTAATTCTTTCATTTCTTTGTTAGAACCAAAATACACTTTCCAATCTGATTCTTTTATTGCTAATTTGTATGATGGTCTTCTACCTACAACACCTTCAAATGCCCTTAAATCCTTTTTACCCAGTTTTACTTTACGGGTAAAATATAATATTTTTTTCCCTATGTATTTTTTTCCAGTTGGTAAATGAGTTATAACATACACAAACCCATAAGTATTATCAGGAAAGTCATCTATTTGAGTAACTTCTTCATTATTATATATCCAATTTATCATGTATCATAATTAATTATAAACGTAGTATCCGTATGTAAAGAAATAGGTATAGGCTGTGCTAACTTACCCACAGCAACCAATTGATACGACTCGTTATAAAGACCAACAGTAGTTACATAAGGGCTAAAATAAGATCCAGTTGCAAAGTCATAATAATTTTCATCTTGGTTTAAATTACTAGAATAGTTAGATATATCTTTTAATTGTAATATAAAAACCATGGATCCTGTAGCATTAGGTATAATTTGAACACCTGCTTCATTTAACTGGCTTAAATCTAATTTTATGTTATCTCCTACTAAATAACTTCTCCCAGTTGTAGCCGTAGTAATATCAGTAATTTCTCCAGATGCATTTATAGTTACTTCTGCTGTTGCTTTTGACCCTATTCCAGTTCCTGTAAGATAACTTATTATATAAATACCTTCATCACCATTATCTCCATAAGTACTCTCAATTGCAGATGAGGATAGCTCATTTTTTACTTTAGATAATTGTCCTGATGGTTTTAATGCCGATGGGTTAGTTGTATACGAGTATTCATTATCTCTAACAGTACATTTATATTGGTTTTCCCTAATTGTTATTGATGATGAAAACGATATTGATGCTGAGTCAAGATTCCTATTACCTGTGTTAGAGGGTGTTGTTGAGTTTGTAGCTCCTACAGACTTTGTAAACTTTTCTAGATATCCTTCATCACCTCCCGTAAATATAGCCATTCCTTGAGAATAGAATATTTGTCCTACACTACCTGTAAATACAGTATTACCCGATGAATCTGATTGTGTAGCTATTAAATTTCCTTCTCCATCATCATGTACAAAGCTTCGTGTATAGTTAACAGATGAAGTATATATAAATTCAAAAGTACTACATGGTATTTTTTCACCATATAATTTTGAGGGTATTGAAATTACAGAAGGACCGTTTTGTGAGTTAAGTGACGATGAATATTTAGCAAAATCTCTATTTTGTTGTATAGATGATTGTAAAAAGTTATCAAATCTAGGGCCTGTTATTATTCCTGTATAAGAATCATATTCTGATGTAACTCCAGGAATTAAACTAGCTGTAGATACATTATCACCTATTGAAGAAGTTAAATAGTTGCTATAATATAGTTGTTTAATATTAGAAAATACTAAAGTACTATCTACTATTGATGTAAATCCTCCAGGGAATGATCCAGAAACATAAGGACCTTGACGTGTTGGGTAATATTCTATTCCAACATTAGAAGCTGTTATTTCACTCCCATTAAAACGAAAGTTTTTATTAGCGTAAAATGGTGTTATTACTACCTGGTTTGTATTAAATTGTTTGAATGCAGCCATTCATCTTAAAAATCAAGTTTAACTCTTACAAGTAGTTCCTTTGTAAAATCTTTTTCTAACGGTCTAGATAGTTTAGCAGTTGCTAATAATTCTTGAGATTGGTTGTAAAGACCTACAGTTGTAATGTAAGTAGTTGGGTTTTCTATAAATGAATCAAATAAAATTGCTCCGGTTGATGAAGATATAAATGATGGGTTTGCTGAGTAGTTATATTCACTGTTTTTAGCTCTACAGAAAATAAAATCACTTGTTAAACCTTCTTTACTATTTAGTGTAAATCCTGTAGGTGCTGTAGGAGTTAATCCTCCTCTTTGCAGAGCGTTAATTAATAAGTTAGGATTACCACCAAAAATATTATAGGCATCATAAGATCTACTTGTTGATAAATCTATTCCCCCTTCAGCTATTTGTCCGTCTAATGCTTCACCATTTAAAATTAATAAATTAACATCTGGCAATAACCAACCATATGAACCTGAAGAAGGTGTCCAACCATCTGCTTGGCCCCCATACCCCTGTGCTACAACTCCTGCTGATCCTGATATTATATTAAAGTATCTCCCAGCGTCCGAAAATTGAGCTACGTTATTTATTATACTATCATCGGTTAAAATTAATTTATCATTAGCTGCTGCTGTTGATCCAGACAAACACAATGTCCAAGTTCCTGGTAGTATTTGTTGTTTGTACCTTGCTCTTTCTAAATTTATAACATAAAAGTATGAAGATGAATAGTTACCAAATATAAAATTTGCATTTTCATCTCCTAATACTAAATTTCTATATTGACCATAATTGGTTCTTGTAGGTGAAGTTCCTATTACTAAAGGATTTAAAAATTTACTTCCACTACCTTCAGCATCACAATAAACTGTATCAAATTGAATTTCTGCAGTTGGATCGGTTGATGATGTTTGATATATACTAATATAGTAAGGAGCTGCTGCACTTGCTACTTGAGCTGAGCTTGTTACGTATGCTCTTAGAGTTGGAGCATTATTACTCCACATAGGAGAAGTAACTGAATCTGTACTTATGACTAATTCGTCACTTGTTAAGGGTATATATGCTCCTCTATTATTATCTGGTGTTGCTGCCATTTTAAATGTTTTAGTTACCTTATGATGTTGTTGTTCTTGTTATTTGTATTGGAACTTGTACCCTAGCTCCACTATCTAATCCTATTACAGTTAGTGTAGCATAAATTATTGAATTAACTCCAAATAATATATTATCTCCAGTTCCAATAAGGGTTAATGATGACCCTATTACTGTTTGTGAAACTGCTGTGCCATTTGTAATTACAGCATCTGAATTTTGTAAATCTAAAGCTATTGCTGCTTCTGACTTTGCACCCGCAGATACAAACCCTGTTCTTGATTTTACTACTCTAACATCTGAAATTGTAAATGAATATCCTGATTGTTCTGATGTTCCAGCTGCTGTATCACCTAAATAATTTAATGTATTAGGTATTATGGTTTCAGTACCTAATTGAGGAAGTTTCATTGTCTGAACACCTGCTATAATAGGCATTACTTGAGTTCCTCTAGGTAAAGTAACTAATTTATATTTCATCATTTGATTTTCATCTGGAAATGCTTCCATTAAAGGCATGTTTTGGATAGCTTCACCGTAAAAAGCTGATCCTGATGGATGATTTGGATTATATAATGTATAATCTACTTCGTCATCAGATAATGCAAATTGAGTTATATTGAAGGAACCATCACCTTTTGCTAATAATTCTCTTCCCTTATTAGTTAAAATTGCGTCTACGGTTACTATCTGATTATTTAAATATCCCATGTTATCGTATTTTATTTATAAATATATAATTTTTTTGTTTTTATTCCAAGCTTAAATTTAAGATGTTTGATTATCTGCAGAATCTACAGCATCTGTAGAATCTCCAGGAAATGCATTTTTCTGTCTTAATTGATTAATAATATTTAAAGCATTGCTAGTTTGTATTTCACTTAAATCTTTTGGAATTAAGAACCCACCACCAGTTTGAGTTAAATATCCTTGTGAGCCTATAGTAGTAGGTGTGTTTTTAGTCATTACTTTTGTTTCATTTTCAACTCTTTTTTTAAGAGTAAATTTAGTTATTTCACCTGCTGGTAAACCCTCTAAAACTGTTGAGGGATTACGATAAGTTTTTATAAATGTAGGCATATCTAAAGCTATTTCTCCTGTTTTTTGCTTTTGATATGGTTGTTCACCTGAACTAGGTCCACATCCTGGGTTTATCGCTGCATATACTGCAAAATTATTTGCTAAACCACCAGTATTTAACATAGCTGAAGTTAAAGTGATTACAATATTATTTAATTGAAGTGAACCAAATAATAAATTTATTGTATTTGAAATTATTGTTATTGTATCTCCTACAGCATATCCTCCATTTCCTAAAGTAGTAAATGTTATTCCTGATGCTTCTATCACATAAGGGTTTCCAGGACCTTGTGACCTGTTATCTGATACTTGTGGAGCTAATTGTATTGTTCCTCCACTTCCACCACCATTTGTTGAAAAGGTAGTTGTAGTTTGTACACCTGGGTTAAAACTAAAGGTCCCTAATGAATATCCTGCTGGAAATTGGTTTAATGGTGATGAAATTACATCATTATTAGTTGGTCCAGAACCTACTACAAATGTGCCGGCAACAGGGGCAAAAGTAGAAGATGTATAAAAGAAATTTTGTACTTCTTCAACTAAAAAATCTTCAATAAAATCAATAGATGATGATAAATTGCTAGTAGTAGCAGATAAAATTTCTTTTGTTCCTTCAACTCTTAATATGTCACCTCTTTCAATTAAAAAGGGCTTTGCATTATCTTCATAAGTAGGGCAATCAGATGCTGATGGTGCCCATTGGTAATAATTCTGTGGGTCTGAGGCATCTATACCACTATTTATCCATGTTTTTGATTCAGAAACATTTATAAAAGGACAAAGTAAAGCAGGTCTAACTGATTGAGAAGCTACCATTTGATTGTAAGTATGCATAACTGCTAATTGAGGGCCTGCTATTGCTAATTTATTTTCATCAGGCATACCTCTAAAACCTGATGCAGGATTATCATCTGAAAATGGAACGTAAAAACTAGATATCATACCTGCAAGTGTAGCTCCACTTCCAGGTGTAGCTGCTCTTTCATGTGTTCCACTTCCGCTAAGTAAAAATCCAAATTGCTGACCATCACCTGTAACCTGGCTAGCTGTTACCATTTGAATTGCATCACTATCTTGAGCTATTCCTATAGTATTTGGATTAATTCTTGTATTTCTATTTCTAGATTCTAAAATATTTTCTTGAGTAAGTGTAAACGTTAAGTTTCCAACCATAGAATTGTAAAATGGAGATGCATTAATTATAGATGCCGGTACTGTTATAGTGTCTCCTGCTTTATACCTATTAGCTTGAACATTAATAGGTACAAGTCCCGTATTATCCCATGCACTTCCATAAAAAGTAACCCCTGTAATTTCCCTATTATTATTTACTCTTGATATTTGTATGTATCCAAAAGTTCCACCCCCACTATTAGATGAGTCAGGATCGGCATTGTTATTTAAAGGAATTAATGCATTTGGGTTATTATTAAAATCACTTATACTTGCATTAATTGTAGATACAATACCAGATCCACTTGATGAAATATTAGCACTATTAACTGATCCTGTTATGATCCCTACATAACCAAATGCAGGTAAACCATCCATTGCGCTAGTGAAAGAACTAAAACCAAGTTTTAAAGTTTCAGTAAGTGATTGTTTACCTAAATTATAAGAGTATCTGTTAGAATTAGTTAATATAGATCTTGCGTTTGAATTTAAAGTTAAATATTGTATACTTCCTCCTTCTAAATCATAATCACCTACTTGTATTGTTTCTAAGTTAATAGTAGCAACATCTGTAGTTGTTGGGGTAAAAGAAACCCCTATCTTTCTATCTGGTTGGAATACTGATGATACCCATTTTTTATGTTCGTTAGAACCGTCAATTTCTGTAGAATTTGGTGTTATTTCCTGCCCTGCAATAGAAGTTGAAGGGACTGCTATAAGAGAATCAATAGTAAATTCTCTTGAACCATATAGATTAAATTGTTCAAATGATCTTTGAAAATGAGCTATATATTGAGGATATTTATCTATAACTGCTGATTTTCTCCCATCACCTAAATCATCACCACCCCAACTTCCAGTTTCACCATTTAAAAAAGAAGTTGCAACACTTGAAGAAACTTTTTGATATTGGAGATTATAAGGTGATGCAGGTAAGGTTTTTACTGGTCTTACAGATCCAGAGGGAGTAAAAAAGTTATAATCTAAACTTTTAATATTAGTACCTCGATATGTTGGATTTAAAGCTGCTAAAGATGAATAATTACTATCGGGCACTGTTGCTTTTGTAGATGAAGATAATGGGTTATACATAACACCAATTATACTTTGTAAATTTTCAGGATATGTAGTATCATTATATGATAATAGATAATGGTTTGTACTCTTTCTACTATCTTCTACATTATTATTTAAAGGATTATAATCTGATGTTTCAAATATAATACTTTGTGTATTCCAAATATTAAATGAACCTGATGTTAGTGGGTTATAATTGTTAATAACATTTAAATCCCACGGTATTAAGGCTTCTGTTTGTGATATATTGTTAGTTAAGGCTACAATTGTAAAATTACTAATAGTAACATCTTGAATACTTCCCAATTGAAATGCTAATGGATATCCTACATTAGTTGGAAAACCTACTGGTGATTGGAATGTAAATGTAATAGAATAATTAATTGTTTTTGCTGGTGATCCTGATGTTGTAACTACATTTCCCCCGCCATTAACATCTTGTATTGACTGGGTGTCAAACCCATTTGCACCCATATTCTTAAAATTAGCAGCACTTATAGGGATTGATGGATCTCTTGCTACATAAGTAAAAGGAGAGGGTCCTATATACTGCCCCACTGAAGAAGGGTAATTGTTGTCAATAACCGTTGCGGTGTAATTAATTGTGTAAGCTATTCCATTAAATAGAAGCCCATTTAATAAACTTAAAATAAGTTGTGATCTTTCTTCAATTTCACCCTGGCTATTATAATCCCATCCATTTGCAGTTTGACTAGTAAATGATGCAGGATTATCAACATCATTTGGACCAATTATAAATGGGTGATTTAATGCTGTAGGGGAAGGAGATACTAATACAGAAGATGGTGGAATTGATTTATATGGGTTTGATTGTGTTATTAGTGTTTTTATAGCACTGCCACTATACTCACCATCATAAAATTCTTCTTGATAATCTTCAATCTCACTTACTACTCCTAAAGTAGTTATATTATTTTTTATATATGTTTGTTTTGAGGGTAAATATGAAGAAGATATATCACTATTAGGTGATTGATTGATAACAGATGCAGGTGTTGTATAATCAAAAGATTTTATTGTTAATGCCGTTAAACCAACATCAAAATTACTACCCCCAGTAGCTGCATCATTATTCGCAAAAAACCCAATTGTTTCTTCGGGTAATATACTTATAAGAGGTGATATAATCACACCCCCACTAAACCCATTATTAATTTTACCTCTATTTAATTCACCTCTCAAAGATGATGATATTATTAATTCTAAAGCAGTAATGCTATCAGTTTTAGCATACATAGAAATGTGTGCTTTAACGGGTTGGTTGGATTTTAAATATCTACCATTTGGTAAACTTCCAAAATCATAGTTTTGCTCACCATATAAATTACCATATGGGTTAGTTGCAGTACCATAATCAAGAGTTGAAGCAACATCGCTTAAATTTAAATAACCATTGCCAGGTACTACTCCACCTGTTATTCGTTTTTGTGAAAAATATCCGGATTGTGAAATTTGAACGTTATATTCATTTACACTTCCCCCAGCACCCCCTTCAATATTAGCTATTTCTATATTACCAGTTAACTCTAAATTTTTAGTAGTTAATGGTATATTTTGAATAGCGTAGGATTGCGTAGTAACTGCATTTACTTGGGGTTCTCGGTACCTGTTACGTTCAAGCATGTTTTGTTTAATTACAACACCTGTAGATACGCTAGTACGCGCTGGTACATAATTTTTAATTGCTTTAAATAATGAATCATCAAAATATTTTATTAATCTTAAATAAGCAAATACATCACTGCCTACATACTTTCTAAAATAATCATTTGCTATTTTATCTAGTTGAGGATATGAATCTGCTGATTGAGATCTAAATCTTGGGTCTGCTATAGCACTTTGTATAGCACCATAACCTAAAGTTTGAATTATATCATCATTTATTTCATCTTGGGGTGAAAATGCTACTTCTAAGGTATTTATATTTTCTGTGTAACTTTGGCTTATAAAAGGATCTTTTTGTATGCTTACTACCTCAGATAATGCTGTCCCAAAATTTAAATTTTCTTGAACTTGAATTTTATTAGAAATTCTATTTCTTATTCCTATTGAAGGTTGATCTAAAAAGTATGTTTCTGTATTTTCTTTACTATAAGTTCTTTTTATAGAATTTGCTTCATATTGAATATAATAACTTGAAGTTAATGTATTATTAGCTGGATTGATAAAAGATGATGTTATATATTCAGGTGCAGATCCAGTTATTGATGGGTGAACTGAAGAAATTGATTCAGTATATTGAATAAATTGTGAAGCTGTAAATACATTTTTTAATTCGTTTCCTAAAGGAGCTCTAAAATTTATTATATCAAAAGATGATTGTGAGCCTGTTATTTTATTACCTTCAATTGATTCGGGGTTCATTACAAAATCATTAAATACTGATTCTGTTATAGCATTAGAGTAATATCTAAATTCTTGAAATGATCCCGAAAATCCAAATCCAGCTTCATTAGTTATAAATCCATTACTAATTCTAGAACCATTTAATCTACCTCCTATATAAACTCCATCTAATTCGTTAACCCCATATTTATTCCAACTATTATTTATCGATTCTGATATATAACCCCCATATAAAGCTGTATTATAAAGACCGGTTCCAAAAACCCCACCAGATGATGAGTCATAATTAGATATGCTGGTTGAAGCTTCAAATCCTATACTATTTCCATCCCAACCATCATATAATTTATTTTTAGCATACAGTGTATATGTAGTTACTGCTACATCACTATTATTATGATTATCTCTTTGTAATAAAACCGTCCACCAACCTTTATCAAAAAATGGTAAGTAAATAGGATCAGATTCTGCTACTCCTCCATCCGCTGCTGCCCCTGACATATAAAATTTTAATTGACCATAATCTCTATAGTCACTATTTGAAGATCCTGAGTAGGATCCTGATGTAGATCCTGTATAAAATAATGCTATACCCCAATCAAATTCATCATCATCCGTTCCATTAGATTTTTTAACGGCTAATGATTGACTTGTAAAATTTCCGGCATATGATGATGATGGATATCCTGTTGTTTTAAATCTAAAACCAACCCCATCTGGTACTATGTATTCAGTTTCTGCTATGTAGTTTCTTTGTAGAGGCATCCATGGAATAATAGCTGATGCACTTGCTTGGTAAGAATTAGCTACAGGTGTAAAGGCATAACTATACCTTCTATACCATAAATCATAATCATCAGTTTCATCTTTATTTTTACCTCCAAACTCATTTATTCTTAATATTGTGCTAGGTATACCCCAAATATTAATTAATTGTCTTAACCCTGCTACTGTACCTTTTTTCTTAACAAGATAGGCCATGTTATGATAAAGACGTTTAAATATTTCTTTACTTACTTTATCAATGGGATAAGGAAATCCTTTTTCAAGAAGTTGTTCAACATAGTTATCAAAAGAATAACCATCTTGCCAGTAATTAACTATATTACCCCCATTAATGGCTATATAATTAGTTATTAACTCACTACCTGTGGGAGGTAAATAATCACCATTGTCGTTACCTATTAACCCTATAAAATTATCTTGATTATTATAATTATTTCCAAATCCAGTATATCCTAAAGAAGTAATTACATCATCTGCTAATGATAGAGGAACTCCTTTATCTAATTCATTAGTAGTATTTAATTTTTCAGTTATTGCTTTAGTATATAACCATAATTCATCAAAAGATTGACCAACTAAATTACAAAATTCTACATAATTATCATTATTATTCTGTTCTGTAATAAAGGTGGGTATTGTGTAATATAACCAATTTTGATTATCATTATCATAAAATGAAGCAGATAATAAAGTTCCCCCATAATATTGGCTATTTTCTACATCACTACCTAACCATCTTAATACTTCAACAGAACCTGTTGATAGTAAAGGTTGAGGGAAAATCGACCCGGTTTTTGGATAAGCATCTGAGCCTGTGTTGTAATATTGGTAATATTCAAACCCATCAAAGTTTTTAATTTCATTTTCAACTTTTGTCCATAAAGAAGCTATAGATGAAGAAACAGCTCCAGAATTTGAACCTGTTGTAGCTGATAACAATCTAATATCATTTTCATAAGTTTGTATTCTACTAACTTTAATATAAAAGTTATTTACTCTTGATTTAGCTGATGAAAAATTTACAAATTCATTAAAGGAGGCTGTTGAATAATTAGGTGTTAATTTTATACCTTTTTGTTCTAATACATTTATTAATTGGTCTTTAGATGNGGAAGAGTTAGTTTTAAGTAATTCTTCTTTACTTTTATAAGTACTAGAGTTATTAACAAAGTCTTTAATATTTAAGTTAGTATTAGGACCTTTTAACCTTATAGATTCATCTGGGATATTAATATTTTCTTCAAACTCTATTACATAAGCTTGAGTTTCCCCAGTTTTAGTATAAACATATAATTCACTTTCCAATTGATAATTTAGAGGAAGGGCATCATATAATTTAATTAAAATTGAGTTTTGAGCAGGAACACCATCAATTTCTGTAGCTGATCTACCACCAGTATTTGTAGATGGAGATTCAAACTTAGTATTTACCCCTATATGACTTTCGTTATCTCCAAATGAAATATAAAATTCATCAAAAAAATCTGCTTGTTTTAAGGTTTCTTCAAATGTTATAAATGAAGATTGCATATCACTATTTGAAATATAGTTAGATTTTAACCTTATTTCTGTTCTATCAGCTGATATTTCAGATAAATAATATGGATTACTAATAGATGAACTAAGTTCATGATTAATAAAATTATAAACTGCTGTAAGTTTTCCATTAGAAAAACCAACATTATAAACATCTTGTTCTGGGTTTAAATCTATTATATTAGTTGTAGATAAACTAGCAGTATTTCCTAATTGTACTCCACTTGGGCCAGCATTAGGATTAGAGTTATTTGTTATAGAATAATCAATAAAATTATACTCTGAATATTGAATTTGATTTTGAGCATTATACACAAAAAATTCCATATTATTAAGACCAGGTGTAAAAGATCCAGAATAATCTTGACTAGGAATAATAGTCTGTTGTGATAATTCAAACCCATCAGCAAATATTTCTGATGGATCTATTGGTATTATGGATGATGAAACTTCTATTAATGCCATTTTATATAGATTTATTCTGATTAACTTCTGCTAATGCTGAGTCTATTGTTTCTTGTGCTCCTAAAACATTCCCAATATCAACTGTAAGTTGTAAATTTTGTTCTCTTAATTCTGCTATTTCATCTAATAAAGCTTGTATTTCAACTTGATTAGCTTTATAATCTATATATTGACTGCTCTCTTCTACTATAGTAGTATGGGAATTAGGTCCTGTCATAGGGATTAAATAAAATAAAGTATTATATATACTAAAAAAATCTCCTACGGTAGCCAAGTTTGGATCAAAAAAAGATAAATCTACTTCAGTTACTCCTAATTCTGTAAATTCTGTCTTTACTGTTTCTTTAAATTTATCCTTATCAAATGCTTGTCTAATTAAAGTTACAGGTGTACCAATTACAGGTATTGCTGTTTGGGGATCCATCATTGCTGGTGAAATGGGAAGTATTCTTTCTACTTGATTAGTATTTACTTCCCTTTCCTTAATAGTAGAGATTTGTGATTCTGGGGATGTGTAGTTTGTTTCAGCCATTATCCATTTACTACTTTAAACATTATATCTTGATCAAATACATGAGTAGTTCCATCTACAATAGTTTTTATTAAAATTGTATAATACCTTTCAGGTTCTAACCCATTCATATAAACATCAAAATAACTTGATGTCGAATCAGCACTAATTTTTGTATAATCATTATCAAAAGGAATTACAAATTCGTTAGTATCTGTATCTTTAATAGCGTATAAAGATGAATCATTAGGTAGATAATAATTGGTTGTATATAATGATGCAGTTTGAAATACTACATCTGGGTATTTTGGTACAGCTGCTATTCTAAACCTTTCAACACTTTCAGAATAATATGTTCCATTATTATTATAAACAGACATAAATGCTTCAGGTGTACCTAAAATTGAATTATTAGAAGATCCAGTATTATAATACCAATCTGACCACTTTAAATCTAATAATGGTGGGTATATTGTGTTGGTATCAATTGAAAAATATCTAAATGTTGCTGTTGTGGCTTGATTATTAACAAATTCTCTAGAAGATGATTGTTTAACTAAAAAGCCATCATTTGGAAAACCTACTGTATTGTCTACTAATGAATTAGTATACCATGTTTTTATTGTATCTGTTACATCTACACTTAAATCAACACCTATACCATATGAAAATGATTGAGATTGAATTACTGGTAGTTGTAGATTAGATCCTGTATACCAATTTCCTCCTCCTTCTTTACCTGCTACAAATGATGCAGTAGCATATGGTCCATATGGTCCTACTGTTTGCCATTCTTTACCCCCAACTGCTGTTGATCCTGAAAATGTTGAAAATTTCCAACTTGCACCATCAGTTGACTGAGGTGAATTAAATAATTTTCCACTTCCCATTCCCCAACTACTAGATACAGCATATATTTTTAATTCTTGGTCTAAATTTAAACCATTAACTACAGCTGCTGAGTTTCTTAAATCAACCCCAAATTTTCTATTAGTCCAATTTGATCCTGATATTGTTGGAGAAGATAACGTTAATGTAATATCATCTGACATCGGATAACCTGCAAATGATTCAGATTTAAACACTAATTTATCTCCGGGTCTATATCCTATTCCGTAAGGTTTTATACCTTCTAAAACTGATATAGTAGTTACTAAATCATCAGCTCCAATTTTAAAATAAAATGTATCGTTAGGATATGCTTGGTTAAATGTAAATACCCCAGCTCCCACTGTTGAATTAATAGCTGCAGGTGTTAAATAAATGTCTTTATTATCAAAATATGAAAAATAATCTTGGCTTACATATGAGGCAGAACCATTATTTACTATAGGTGCAGATATTACTTTATTGTCTTTAACTACTAAATTTATAGAAGCGCTTAAAGAAGATGTTGTAACTGTGTTCTGCACATCATCATTTGATATAATAAAGGGACCATAAGTACCATCATTTGCTGTAAATGTAGGGGTAATTAATAAAGTATCTGCTATATCTCTATTAGGTATAAAATAAGCTCCATGTGCTTGTACATTAAAATGTTGTCCCCTCCCATTTCCTGTTGATGAGGATGGGATTAAATCCCAGGGTCCAAAACTATTATTAAGTCCTTGCCCATCTGATGATGTTGGATAGGTAGGACCTGCTACCATTGTTTGATCGAATAAAAAATCACCTCCATCTGGGAATGCAGCTAATACAGAATATGTTTCTCCAAGGACACCTGATCCAGATATATAAGTTGTTATAAAATTATCTATTTCAGGTTGAGAAAATTCTAATAGATATCTACTAACCTGTGGTTTTGTTTCTTTAATATAAGTAGAAGCTTCTAAAATTTCATCTAAGCCAGTATTCATGCTTTGTGAAATAGTATACAATGATGTATCTTTTGTGGGGAAAATTTTATATATTGCCATAATTTATTTTTATAGTGGTACTACTCTTCCTTTAATATCTTGTGTTGGGTTCTTAACTTCAAAAACCATAGGATCAATTGATGGATAAATTACCCCACTAACTTGAGCAGCAACTAAATCATATGAAAATTTACTATATCCTAAACTTTCTCCTGCTAAATTATTAATAGTTACATTTTTTACAGTTTGTACTCCTTCTACTTTGTCTAAAAGAATATTTATATCTTTTAAAATAATGGGCTCATTTATTTGCCATTTATCTATATTAAAAAAACTTTGTAAAGATTGTACACATTTGGTTATTACTTCACTATTGTTAAAATTAGGTAATACAACTATATCAAACAATACTTCTATATTAATTATGTAAGCATCTTTAATATTAATAGAATCATTTATCATTCTATATTCTGATAGATAGGTTTGTAAATTTCTTTTTAATAATAATGATGCATTCCTTAAATTTTTATTAATGTTGTAAGATAAAACATATAAATCTAATACTGTTGGTAATTCACCTGCTTGATAATCCCCTATTTTTTGTGGTTGGGCATGTGCCTTAGATATAACTCCTAAATTAGAAGGCATTGATAATGCCCTAACTAAATAATCTTGAGTAGTTACTGTTCTTAATTGATTTTGAAAATTACCTAATGAATTTTGTCTAATTTCTTCTATAGTATCTCCATCCATCCCACCATCTGCTGCTAAGGGATTATTACTTGATATTGAATTAAATATTGTATTTGCTAAAGCTGTATTTGATAAGTCTGGATTAATAAATACTACATTAGTATCATCAACTACTGTTAAACTACCTGCTTCTACATTAGCTGATGCTCCCCCTCCTGTTAAATATCTTACTGTTAAAGTTGTATTATAAGGAGCTATACCATAAGTATTAGTAAATACAAAATTTACAGGTGAAAATGCAGTTGTTAATTTAGTTTTTTCAAAAGGTAAACCTAAACCTACATTATCAGGATTAGGAATTATTTGTTCTGTTGTTGATCTTGTACTACCTGCTCCAAATTGTAATTGTAAATTTCTTTCATTTAAAAATCTAGTAGCAAATCTTCTTTCTACTGATTTTAATTCTAATAAATAAGGCACTTCTGGATCTATTGACCAATTAGGATCATTAACATTTGTGTTTCTAATTGAATTAAACACGTTTTCCTGCGCTAAATTCGGGACTTCATACCAGGTATTGCCATTGCTATCTAATACGTCTAATACGCTTATAATATTACTATCATTAATAGTTCTGGTGTCAAACTTTTTAGATGAAGTAAAAACTAAATCTAAAGAATTTATTGTAGCAGATATTGCTTTTCTAGATTTTTTTAAAAGATAGTATGTAGGATTTGTTCCTGATATCTGATAGACAGACACTATTGTTGGGTCTAGCGAACTCGAAGCTGAAAAATCAACTACATCTTCAATTATAAAGGTTTGGGTGGAATCAACATTAGAAGCAACTTCTGTATTTTCGGGAATTATTAAAGAATAATCATAATCTGGAATATATTCTCCGTTTTCTAATTTAGATGGAACTTGTTGAAAAAAATCAATCATAGTAGATGCTACTGTAGTAACTTTAGGAACATAACCTAATGAATAAGCTAATGCATATAAATTAGTAGTTTGTCTAGCTTTCTGTATGAATGTTTCTTGTATTTGATTATCTAAATAAAAAGACATCACATCACCTACATAAGCTGCCATTTCCATAAATAACATCCCTGTAGATGTTTCTGTAAAATCATTATAAGTGTTGGGGAAATAAGTTTTAGAATATTGTATTAAATTATTTCTAATTGTATTAAAATCCCTATCAATGTATCTTATGTCTCTTTCTAATCTAGCCATTATTGTAGTATTATATCTATACTATCTTCAATTCCAAAATTAACAATTTGATATGTTAAATTAAAATTTATAGTGTTATCATCTGGTTGGTTATTAAATGCTATTTCTTTTACTTCTACTGATGGGAAATAAACAGATATATCATTTTGAATTGTTACTTTTAAATCATCTGTTGTTACATCTAATATATTTTCAAATAATAGACTTCGTAAATCTGCCCCAAAATTAGGCCTAAATACTCTTTCTCCCCTATTAGTTAATAAATAGTTAACTAAATTAGCTTTTATTTGATCTCTTGTAAAATATGTTGGAACAAAGACAGCATCCCCATTTAAAGGAAAGCCAAACCCAACCGCTCTACTAGGTTGAAGATCTATTGGAAATTGTCTTTGTATAATTCTTGCCATTATTTACTCATTAAACCCATTATTTGACTCATATCAACTTCTCCAGCTGGTAAAGTACCATTTGCTACATCCATCCCTGCTTGTGGTTGGAATGTTTGTGCATTACTACTATTTAAAGATGCCCCTGTGTCTCCTAAAATATTTTGGTAAGCTGCTCGTTTAGCTTCAGCTGTCATTGTAGGTTGTTGAGGAGGTACGGGTTGTGTTATGTTTTCCATTACAGAAATTGGTGATTGAGTTATAACTTTTGGAGTTTTAACAGCTTCTAATAAAATTTCTTTTAATTCTTCTTGAATAGCTTCTCTAACGGCTTCTTTTATTATTGTTTTTAGTGCTGATGTCTTCATTTTATTTATAAATATTATATTATTAAACTTTTATTATGATGTTTATGGATTATTAATATTAAGGGGTGGATCTATGTCAATACGTGCTGAATTACCAGCATCTCCTATACTACTTACTAATGTGATGGTATAATCATAAATTCCTACTCTTTGCATTATTAAATAATTTGATACAGTATTTTGTAACAATTCGGCATAACCTTGTGAATATACAGTTTGTCTTACTCCACTTGATGTTGGTGGTTTTTTCAATGATAAGTTTGAAGTAGTGTAATTATGAGGATTTGAACCACCTCCCCCAAAGGTTTTTAAAGTTATTAATATGTCCGGTATAGTTGTTGTAATTGTTCCTGCAGCTATTGGGTTAGCAATATCTACAACAAGAGAACCACTTACCATATAACCTGATGTGTTAGATGGGGTTGTAAGAGTATTACCAGTATTAATTATACCTAAATCTCTATTATCTACTTGTAAAAGATTTTGGGTTTGATTTTGTGTATTAAACTTATTAGCTATTGATCTTAATCCAGCCATATATTCGTCTATTTTATATTTCATCTCTTCTACTAAAATTAAAACTGATGAACTAAAAGAATATCTTTGTTGATCTAATGGATCATTAAATAATATAATAGGTCCAGATAAAGGACCTACACCTGTTCCTTGCCCTCCAATATTATTAGGATAAAATATTGTTCTTGCACCCGTTCCTGTTGAAAAATATCTTTCTCCTGCAATTCTTCTTGATGGAAAATCAAATGTATTATTTGGGTTTAATTGTAGGGTTAATGTAAAACCTTTGTAAACTAAAGGATCTTGTGAATTAGGAGCTAATTGAGCTTTTAATTCATCTTCATTAAAAGTATTTATTATAGGTATAGATGAATCTCCAAGAGAAGCTATTTCAGCTTGTAAGTCAGAAGATACTTGAGTTTTTACAGTTTGTATATCGCCTGTAGATATTGATGAGTCTGGGTTTACTGGTGTAGGGCAATTATCTCCTAAATCTATTTTTGACTGTAAGAATGATAATAGAACTAATATAGATGGAATTTTTTGTACTAAACCATCTACGGCTGTTATAGTTTCTGTTATCATTCCTAATATACTAGCAACTAATGGTGGAACTGCTTTTGTAATACCTTTAGCTGCGCCAATTAATTTATCTAATAAATCTAAAGAATCAGATAATATAGTTAAAACATTTATAGGGATACCTACACCTGGTGGGAAAGAGGTTGGTATAGGTATTAATTTTATAATTTTAATAGCACCTTTTACAACAGTTATAATATTATCTAAATTAGCAGCTGTTATTTCTAATGTTTGGAGAGGTTGTTGGACCGTAATTAAACCTTGTTTTAAGGCATCAATATTATTTATTACCGCAGATATTTTATTTTTAAAATTATCTATTTCCCTTTGTGTGGTTTGTTTTTGTGTTTCTGTTAAAGGTGGAACACTACATAAATTTTCAGATGTTAAAAGATCATCGGGGTCATTGATGTCTCCTTTTGCTAAAGAAACTATATCAAAAGATAACATATTAGTGTTTAATTGAGATTTTTCAACTACTTTAATAGCATCATTAGCAAGTTTTTCTTGCATTACAGTTATAGCATCTTGAATTTTAGCTGTATTTTTAGCTACATTTACTACTTGTTTTATTATTACTGTTTCTAACCCCATTATTTAGTTTTACTTATTTGAGATTTATATTGTTGGATTTTATTTAGCATCTTATTTGCAGCATTTTGTACCTGAACTGCTGGTACAGGAATAGCTACATTAGGTACAAAAGGTATAGGAGTACCGATAGGGGTTTGTAATGCTGATGATAATGTTATAATAGTTGTCATTAATGATTGAAAATCAGCTAAAAATAAATCTCCTAATATTACGGATTCTCTTGCATTTTTATCTCCTAATAATACTTTATCAGATTTAATAACAGTAGATGGAGTATCTATATTAACACTATTATTACTATTAAGATTTATTGTATCATCTGAACTTAATAAAATTGAATCATTATATGAATTAAATAATAATCTTCCAGATGATAAAATTATTTGAGGTTTATCAAATTTATTTGGGGATATTGGAGGGTTAAAGTATGAATTATAACTATTACTAGCTACTGTAATAGGAATAGCTTGTGTACTAGTTAAGTATAAATTTGATAAATCTAAATTAATATCTTCAATTTGTGGAACCCATGGATCTGTATCTTCATCATGTTGTCCATTTTTAATAATTGTAATAGGATCTCCAAAAAATCCAACATCCGACCAAGGGTTTGGTATAGGAGCATCTTGAACAGTAGAACCTAATCTTATAGTATTCCCCCATCTACCTTGAAATAAATTATCCCCTTCATATGGTAATAAATTTCTTATACTTAGCTTTTCTACAAAAGTATCTCCTAAATCAATTTCTGTACCACCATCTGTAACTCTTCTTACAGCACCTGCTGCTGTTTTTTCATAATCTGCTTGTTGAGATTCTGGTAAGGCATCACCATTAATTGGATCTGGTATAGCATTATGATGAACACTATTCCAAAGATTAATAGGTTGAAAATAATAGTAAGATAAATCATTTACATTCGACTGTATATCACTATTAGGCATAGCCATTATATATACTATTTCATTTTCTAGAGGTACAACTGATTGGTTAGGGAATAAAGCTTGAGCATAGTTATCTGTTGAAAATTGAGGATCAGTATTTGGTTGATTTATTTTATCAAAAAATATACTACCAATAGAACTCCATTCTCCAAATTTTTTAAATGCTTCTGGTTGAGTTTTATCATCAAGCATAGCATATCTAACCCTTCCTGCAAATATATTAGATTGGGCTCCTGTTGGTATTTGTTGGGGAACTAGTGAATTTAACCCTGTTCTTTGCTTTTTTGCCACTTTTTATTCTTTTTTATCGTTTAGTTGAAGTTTTTCCATTTCAGCCATAAGTGCATCTTTTTCTTCTTCAGTAATACCTAAAGTACCATCTTCAGAAGTATTCTGTACTGCTCGTTGAATAATAGTAGCCATTTTGATAAGTTGTTCATCATTTTTAACTCCAATTTCCATGTATTCTTTTATTAAAGGTACTATTAAAGTAGCATCTCCAATTTCATTAACTAAAGGTTTAAGTTCTGATATTAAGGCTGTGACCTGCCCTTCTCTTCTCTTTTGGTTTTTATAAATTTCTTCTAAAATGTCAGAAAAAGTTTTCTTTCCAAATATTATTGAATCTAATTGGCTCATAATTTTTGGTTATAAATATAACTAAATTAGTCTTTTGAGGTAGGATAGTATCCATGTTCTAAATACACTAAATATTTTTCTTTAAATATTTTGTATAAAACATTAGCTATTTTAGTAATTTTAGGAGTTTTAACATCAACCATCTCTCTAATATAAATGTATAATGCTTTTTTATTAAAAACATCTATATTATCACGTTTTCTAAATAATTCTAAAATAGCATCAGCTATTTGGGCATCATTACCTTTAGGAAAGATGTTGTAAATTTTTTCAGTGCATTCTTTAACAAAATGGTCTATAAAAATAGATAATTTATCTTCATATTTGTACCCTTTTAAAGCTAATTCATCCCCTTCAAATTCTTTTTCTGTTACTTTAGATAACCCCTCATCCATTTTCTGGGATGATATAAATCCTGGGTTTAGCTGGTCTAGATTTGAATAATTTGTTAAATCATTCATTTGGATATTTTGTATTTTTTTACCGTAATTTTTAGTATTATATACTATTAACCAACGTTTTACTATAGTTCCAAAATATGAATAAGCTTTAGCTCCGTTTTCTGGATTGAAAAGGTGTATTTTAGATAAAAGAAATACCATAAGCTCATGTTGTAAATCCTCTAAATTTTCAACTTCTGTATAATAAAATTTAAATGTATGGATAATGTTTTGGGTTAATTTATAAAAGGGCCAATGGATATGATCTTGATATAAATTACTTCTTTCTTCTTTATCTATAGAATTGTTATATTTTACAATCGCTGCTTCTGTTTCTTTTGTAAAATATACTCTTCCTTTTTTTTGCTTTTTATTTTTTTCAATTATATGGTCCATTTATATTTAAATTTTCTTAATATTAAAGTCATTAAGAACTTTTTGAATTTCTTTTATGTTTTTGAAGAAAAAACCTACTTCATCATCACCCTCAAATGAACCCTTAGCGTCTATTTTTTTTAATTTCTCATCTGTTATTTCTATTACTCTAGATATTTGGTCTAAATAAGTTAAATATCCTAATAAGATATCTTCTTGTTTTTCATTTTTACGTAGTAGATTAATAGTCGTAAACCCTAAGCCTACGACTATTATTGAAAGTATTATTATTGTAGTTATCATAGATTATCTAACATATTTTTAAGTCCTGGACTTGATATTGTACCTAGTGCTTTAGACTTAGTTGATTTATTATTGCTGGATAATGTATAATTACTTTTATTGGTATCCACGTTATTCTTAAATTTTGGTAACCATTCAACTTCAAATTCAATTCTTGCAGCTAACATATCTGCTTGATGTAATATAAAAGGTAATGAAGTTCTCGGTTTAGTTTCTGGCATATAAGATTTTAAATATTTTTCATTTGCTGGGTCATATAAACCATCATGTGTTTGAATAGCTATCATTTCATTGAATGTATATTTAATGTCATTATCTTGGAGTAAAAATAATCCTCTATCTGGTACTGCTGAAAATGCAATAGCTTTATTATGCATATAATCTTCACCTAATTTATCTTTTCTCCATTTATCAGTTTGGGGTAAATATGATTCATGTTGATCATCACCCATTTTACCTAAATCATGGTTAATAGCTGAAAATACTAGTTCTTCAATTGTAAAAGTATCTTTATCCATTCCAAATTCACTCCATACTTCATACATTTTAAGAGATGCCTCTACAACACGATTTACATGATCAACATACCCACCTGGAAATGCTGAATGGTATTCTTTTTTATGTGATGCTGGCATCATCATAATTCTAGATTCATACTTTTTATAAAAATCTAATAATTTTTCTTTTCTAGGTGAACTTATATGGAGTTCAATATTAGATAAAAATATATCCCAATTTTTTTGAATTTTTTCTGCTGGTATTCTCATAACTTTTATTTAATTTTAACCGTTTCTCAATGCTGCATGTTCTCTTTCTAGTTGTGTCTCTAAATCTCTGAGAGTATTTTCTATACTTTCGATTTTAACGACAAATTCCTCAACTGGTTGTTGTGTTTTTACCATTAATTTTAAGTTAGTTAAACCTCCTTGAATTTTACCTGTTAGTCTAACAATTGTTTCTGCATTACGTAGTGCCATAATTTATAATTTATTATTAATTTAGGTATTTTATGTACCTCATGTACCTATGTACCTTATTTCTCTTTATTCTCTTATCTTCTCTTTCTTTCCCTTTCCTGTACCTCCAATATACGATTAAGAGTTGTTTGCTCCAACCTTAGATTGAAGACTTTTTGCTTTCTTTAATATTTTTAATAAAATAGCACATTTTTCGTATTCTTCTTCTTGTTGAAAAAAATTAATTCCTAATTCTAATGCCGTGTCTAAATACTCGTCTGAGTAGTATTTTAAGGCGTTTATATGTGAGACATCATCAATATCAACATTCTGTATGAAACTCCAGGCTCTCTTATATGTAACAAACTCTCCAGCTTCTTTAATATCTAAAATATCAAATTCTTCATTTGCCTTTTTAAAAAAACTAAGTACCTTTTTATTAAAATTAATGTGATTTAGAATTAACTTTTTATACATTCCTACATAGTACATAGGAGAACTTTTTAAATCTTCATAAGTAGTACGATCCGCGGATAGATCATTTTCATCATGTGAAAATAATCCAAATATATTATCTAATGTAGCCATCTCCTATTTCTTTAAACCTTTTACTTTATAAAGAGCATACTCCCACTTTTCAGCAGAAGATTTAAACTTATGTTTATCTTGGGTTATCATTTTTTTGACTTGTTTGTCAAATTCTTTTTTTAACCCTAATCTATCAACTTCATAATAGATTTCATTTATTGTGTCTTCACTATTCATGGCAAAAAATTAAATGTTGATAATTATAAATATGCGGAAAAGGAGGGATTCGAACCCCCGGTACTGTTAAGTACGCTGGTTTTCAAGACCAGTGCATTCGACCGCTCTGCCACTTTTCCGTGTAAGTATTATTTAATATGTGTATAATTTATCAATAATCCAAATTATTCTAAAAAATAACTTTTTGCGTATTAAACGCCATATTATAATTAACGATGACTGTGGTGATAGTATGTAGTAAGTGGTTTGAAACGCATACTAATGCGCATAAATGCATTTAAATGTGCAGGTAGGCAAGAAGGGATTTGAACCCTTATGTAACCAATTACTCTTTCTACAAGGTATAAGCTTGAGGAGATACATGCCTATAAGTGAACCAGAAAGGATTCGAACCTTCGACCGCCTCCTTAGAAGGGAGGTGCTCTATCCAGCTGAGCTACTGGTCCATGGTACCAAAGAACGGACTCGAACCGTTACGGACTTATAGTCCATTGGATTTTAAGTCCAACGTGTCTACCAATTCCACCACTTTGGCATTAGTTTATTTATTTAATAGAGATATTTTCTTTTGAATTTCTTCCATAGCTTTATCGATTTTTGGGACTTCGATATTAACATCTACAGAATGTGGATTAGCAGGATGATAACTCCAATATTCATCTCTAATTTGAGATAATTGAATAAGTTCATTAATTAATTCTGCTTTAGGATCTTTTTTTGTTTTTGACATAACTTTTATTTTTAATTTATACTTAAATATATGAATTGAATTTTACAAATCCCAATCTTGTGCTGCAATTTGTAAAGAAAGAAGTGGTGATGATTCTGGATTATTTTGCATTTCTTTTAGTGCTGTAACTACTACTTCTGTAGTAAGCCCAAAGTCATTTGCTCTATCTAATATTTCAACAATTTCAATCATTTTATCACTTTTAATTGTATTAAGAAATTCTTTTTTAAATTGTGGTAGCATCTTCATCATTTTTAATTACAATTGGTTCATCGACAACTTTTTTTGCCTGTTCAATAGCATATTGAAATCCCATAGGGTATAATTCTTGTGCTCTTTTTCTACCTAGATTATTATACATTTTTAATATTCCTTTATTAGTTTTTCTTCTATCTTTAAAAGTATCAAAATCTTCACCTTCTGCTCTTTTATTACTTAAATTTAAACCCTCAAATAAAGAAACTTCTCCGGATGCTACCATTTTAGCCATTTTTTCTTCTACCTTTAAAATAGCTTCTTTAGTACGAGGATCATCTTTACGCATTGTATATCCCTCATCCCCAAAGGTAAGTAATGAATCTATGTTTTCTTGGTAATCTTTTTTAATATCTTCTCCCATAACGTTTTTGTTTTAAATATAATAATTTATTTTTAATTTCCCAACCTTAATTATAAAATAATAACTTTAATTTGATCCTCTACTTTTTCACTTCCAAATAAGGTTTCAATAAATATATTAATTGTATCCCCTACCATCTCATTATCTAAAATAAAATTTTGTGTAGGATTGTAAGTATATTTTGAGTGAGTTCCCAATATAGTATAAGCAGCTGGATGATCCACGTCAAAATATTTTGGTATCTGATAACCTGCTATGTTAGTAGGAGGGTGTAAATCAAATAAATTATTTAAGGTAATAGTCATATTTCCTACAGATATGGGATCATTTAAAGTATTACTATTAAACCAACCTAAGTAAGAATACATGGGTGTTTGAAATTGTATTGTATCCATAACAATCCAATAATCAGAATCAAAATTTACTTCGATTAAAGGTACCCCATTAATTACAAGTTCATCATTTAAAGGAGTTAACAATCCCTTTAATTGAAAGTAATTTAACTCATCCCATTCAACTTCATAATAGCCATTATTATTAGGATTTATAGGTTGATTTTTATAAACTACTTGATAAGCTGTTTCACAATCACCATTGCAAGGGGTTGGATAAATAATTTCTTTTGTACAAGAACTAAATAATGTTAAAAGAATTAAACTCAATATCAACCAAAAAAGGGCTACAACAGTTGCTTTTAAAGGTGGCATTTTATAATTTATTAGATTTTTCATTTTTTTGTTTTTCATAACCTTAATTTATGGGTAAATATACAAACAATATTTTGGGAAGCCAAATATCTTTACATATATTTTTAAGAAACCTCAAAAATTTCTCCTCTTATCATATAGTAATATTTAAATACGTATATATTAGGCAATTGTTAGCACAAAGTGACCGCTTGCTTTAATTAAGTAAGAATTAGCGGGTATGTCATTAGCAGGTATGAACTTAAATTCACCTAAAGGTTGAGGTATTGATGGTACTTGTGTAATATTAAATGAAAATCCGTCAGATGATGAAACGAAATTGGATTGAGAAATGTCGTTTGTGAAATCTAAAAATGTGCCCGCAAAGTTTGATGAAACAGAAGCTCCATCTATTCTATCAGGAAATAAATCAAAAATAGCACCTTTATTTGCATTAGCAAATCCAGCGGCTTGTAAGTCGTTTTGAGATATTGTAAGAACATCCCCAGAAATGAAGTCACTACCAGTAGCAACAACACGAAAATCCGTTAGAACACCATTTCCAGGGGTTCCAGTTGAAGTTACAGCTAAAGTAGCTCTACTACCTTGTAAATTACCACTTACGTCAAAAATAAATGTATCAATGACCGTTGTTGTAATTGGGGGAGTTGGATTTGATAGAGGAAGAAATTGATTAGCATACAATGAACCTACAATGGGATTTATTGAAGATCGCTTGAGATTTTCATTAGTAGCTGTTGAGGAGTCAACCATAAAGTAAGCCGTATTAGCATACACAGATTGTGATGGATATGCGAAAGTCTGAAGTGCGAATGTATAGGTTTGCCCCGCGTCAAGTGCTTCACCTAAAGCACCTGCCCACATTGATGATGAATTATAATTTGCCATGCTGAAATTTTGTTATAAATATATGTTAGTTGTGGGTTCCACTTATAATTTTAGTAGAGCTCAACCCTTCATAGCGAGGTACGTAGATTATTTTTTCTATATATTCGTTTCCTATAATAGGTTTATTTTTATAGTCATCTCCTATTATCATATATTTGGGGGCGTGAGCTTTAATTAACCCTCGAAGCATATCATCGCTATGAAAAGCGTAAACTTCATCCACCCATCTTATCGCGTGTAGAAAATCCATTCTATTTTTTAGAGTATTAACTGGTCGGCCTACTCCTTTCGATTCTTTTATTCTTTCATCCGTATCTACCCCAACTACTATCTTCCAAGAAAAACTTCTAAATTCATCTGTTGCTACTTTATGAGCCTTTTGAAAGAGCTTGATGTGCCCCATATGAAGCACATCAAACGTTCCATTTATCCAAATGATTTCCTTATGACGCATACGCTAATGCTACTTCAAATAGCTCTTTATTAATTTTCATATCTTGCTTGAAGTTTTTAATTACACGAGCTTGTCTAATTTTACCACCTGCTTTATATTGAAAGTCACCTTCAATTAATTTTTCTTGAACTACATTAAATACTGACCAAAGATCTGAGCCTGTATCTTCTTTACGTGTTGGAGTTGTTAGCTCTTTTAAATCAACTTCAATACGTTTCATTTCCTTTTTTGTAAATCGAGCATTTAATGCATCTTTAGCAAAGGCAAGTATTTGCTCTTCTCCCATTTCAATTGCTTTCATCTTATTCATCGACTCTACTGTTAGTGGTAATTTTCCAACCATTTCTTTAATCATATTTTGTAGATCTTCAAATGAATAACCCATATGACGCATTTTAACTGATTCGAATTGCTCATCTGCAATAACTAAGCCATTTGAGCAAATTAACCTATATAATCCTGCTTGAAATTTAAATGAATTCTTTCCATCATGTGAATTCGTCAACATAATTTGTGGAAAAACTGTATCACCATCTTCTCCATTAATTACTACATCATCATTTCTAAATACTAGCAAGTGCTTTTGAAATCCTTTTGTATGTTTAGTACGAGCTGCAACTTGCTTAGCTTCAATTGGCTTCCAACCTAAAACTTCCATATCATCAATTACACGCTCTGTTGGAATGTGTGTGTAGTGTTTTGAAACCTCATCTGATGGGTTTTCTGCAAATACTGATGGAGCCATGCTCATAATATTTGCTTTTGTTAAATACTTTGCTGAGTTAGCTAACTCTTGTGGGTTTACTATTAAATCTGACATAACTTTTATTTATTTAAACATGTTCTATTGGCTTCGCGCCTCATTTACTCCGTAAATATACGAACGCTTCCTCGGGTAACCAAGCAATTCACCGGAAGTCTTCAAATACTTTTATATAAGTATATATCTTATCGACGATTAAATTTTTTACTTCGCTACGAATGCGCCACTGCGGATTTTCTATCAATTTATTTACTATGGACTTGCATATAGTATATTTGTATATACAATCGATGGGTTAGAGTTGTATACGATCTATAAAGCACGCTACACCTTATTTTGCGCATATCCACGCGCGATGGACGGCGGCGCGCCGTGGGTATTTATGCCGCATATACGCCGCACGCCGCCAGCCCTACTATAGTTATTATATTATATCTAGTATGTAGCACCTAGGTAGTATTATATAGTAAGGTACCCACCACGGTAGGTTATGTCACCGCGGGAGTACTAACTATGATCGTCGTCACGACCTTATAATCTATAATTACGTACGGTTACTTACTGTACTTGGTACGCACCCTCTACGATGCGTCTATAGCCACCATACTGATAATTACTATTGTCTACCACCACGCCATTCTTAATCGCCAGCGCGTGTTTATTAACACCAATAATGTAATTACCCTTATCAAATGCTTGAGCAAATTCCTTAACCGTATATGCTACTTTCTTATGCTTATATTTTGGGTTATTAAACTCACCACCTATGTTCTTACCGTCCTTAAATTTAGGAGCGTAACCAAGTGGCTTTATTGTTCTAGTAGTAGTTGTATTAAACAAATCTAATTGACCTGCTTCAACGAACGTCATTTCTTTAATGTTATTCATCGTCTCAAGGAACTTAGATGTACCTTGACCTTTTTTTCTATTAAATACTTCACTACAATATTGATGTGCTTGAGAGTAATTCACGTCACAAGCATTTGCAACGGCTCTCACCACACAGTCTTTTGTCTCGCTACTAGCTGTTTGATCAGAACCACTAACTGCATATCCATTTTTAAAATTCTTCAACATAACCTTTATTTTTTTAATTATTAATATTAAATTAGGGCTTGAATGAACGACATTCTACGTTGTACCTTAACTTAATTATACCGTAAATATACGAACCCTATCTGCGGTAGCCAAATCTATCTGCATATGTTTTTAAAACGTTGCTGGATGTCCATCAAATGATAATTGCTCTTCCTTACTAGCATTCATATACTTAATACGTTGCTTAAAGAACATAAGAAATAATGTAGCGTCGGTGAAGAAACGATCGATGCGTTCAACGTGTGATGATCTACCGTATTTAGGGCAATCATAACTTCCAACTAGCATTTTATCATTATTATCAGGATCGTTAGCGACGGTGATTATTACTCCAGGTACCATTTCATCTACTAACTTTTGTGTTGACTTAACTAATTTTAAATAATCCATAACCTTTATTGTTTTTATTAATACTTGCGTTCCCGCCTCATTTACCCCGTAAATATACGAACAAATACTCGCTTCTCCACATATCCCCACGGGAGTCGTTGTGAACGTTTGTGAACAGCCGTAGCTCCGTGTGTTCACAAGTATATACTCGTTACCTAGTGGTAAGTTTGGATGCGCGGGCCAAAGGGGTTAATACAGGGCACATCTCGTGACACATACCCTCCCATGTGTTTATTACACACGATCGATTTTATCTCGCCACGTGTCATACTTAGCCATTTGCTTGTCATACTTACGCTTAGCTCGCGCTTTAAAACGCTCCTCAAGCTGCGTCCATACAAAGACAAAAGCAAACAATAGGGGTACACCCACTAAACCATAATACTGCTCCATCGTTTAATTGTAATTATTAATATTCATTTGCATCATCGTATTCTTCCCCACCGCGTCTATCTTCACCGTCACTACTGGAATCATACTCATCATTATCTCTATCCACCCACTCATGGTTAGTTGATTGGGTTACATTT